GTTCTCAGCAAACCATTCGCGTTCATTTTTCTCACCATAGGCACTAGGCGAATTTGACCGTTGTTTTTTCCTTCCTTTTGTTAATTTTAACTCTTTTTCTACATCTGGAGCATCTTTCATTTTCCAGCCGCCATCATAAACATAGGTAGTGTCTGCGTATCTAGCTTTCGTTCTTACTTTGTGCATTTGATGAACGTGATGTCCAAATTCATGGTATGCCAACGCCTTTATTTTATCAGTGCCATTTGACAAATAGTCCATTACGTTATTCGGCTTAAGGCTTTTATCATTGCCTTGCTTCCAAGTTGAAGTCTGTTGCTTATAGGTATACCAGCGTGTAAGTTGTACAGTGCTAAGACCTAACACACCATCGCCCATGTTTGCTGACGCTTTCTGCCTGCCCACAGTGCTTATGCCTCGCAGTGGCGGCAATCCAAAAGACTGTGAAAGGGCGTTAAGCTCTGGTAGGGTATCTTCTACAACACTAAAAACTGCGGTCACATCTTCCTGATTTAATCTATTTTTGCGTAAATACGATGGACTAGCTTGTACAGTTACTTGGCCGTACTGCTTTATGCTATCTGTTCCAAACCTGTGCTGGTCATGCCCAATTTTTCCCCATTGTTCATGCTTGTAGTTTTCATCTATTTGTTTTTTAAAGTTCTTTCTCATTTTATTTACAGTAACGCCAGCCGCTAATTTTGATAGCGTATCATTATGAGTTGTTTTGTTAAGCACAACACCACTTGCAGAAACTTGCACGCCACCTATTGTGGTGTCTGGTAATGGTTTGACTTGCGCTGGACTGTCATCTATTACTGCATCTGGATCATCAACATAAACTATCACGCACCTACAGTTGACATTATTCCTAGCACCGCCACGCGGATCTCCAGCGTGTTTCATTGGCGCACCGCCAACAATAAAGTCCTCGTCCATAGCTACTGTCTGACCATTTGCCGCGCTGTGGATAGATCGTGTTCTGCCATCTGATGTAGCTACCCACCTCTTGTTTAAGCCGATTCCTAACTGATCTCCAAGTGTTTCATGATACTGGTGGTTTGCGGTACTTGCCGCGTTATGTGTCTCAGTTCTGGCTATTGTATTTGCTCTGCGCCTACCGATAGATGGAAACTCTTTGTTAATAAACTTGCCCATTTGGTTAGGGGTAAGCCCTTCTTCTCGCCCTCTGGATAAAATATTATCAATGTCGTTAGCGGTACGGTCGCTGATGTTGGTGATTAAGCTCTCCCGACTTCTAACGTGAAGCAAGACTAAATCTTCTATATCTTGGTTTATCCCGAAAACATTAGCCTCAAGACCCTTGATACTGTTGCCATAACGAGATTCATTTTGCTCATAGATGGACTGATAGATCCGTCTGTAGTGCGCGGTCAATACTGGTCGTAGTTCTTGCTGAAACTCCCGACTTGCTAATTGCCTATTAAACGTGCCATTCACAGATATGTCTTTGGCTTGCTTGCGCCCAAACTTTAGCATCAGAGTAGTGATCCGCTTAAAGCCTGTTTTTTCTAAGTTGTTACGTAACCTAGACTGACTTCTTGCTTCTTTGCGAACATTGACCCGACCTAATCTAAATCCGCGTAACTTCTTTAGCTGGCGAGTTAAGTGCTTAATCATACTTTATTCTTTTGTGCTAAGTGGGTGTCCTTTTGGGAATACGTCAGTATCATGCCGACCGCCACGAAATCTGCCTGACGCTAACGCTCTTAAGAACGAATTGACTCTAGCCATTGCCCACTGCTCTGGACTGCTGACCGTGGGTCTTACGCTGGCTGGGTTAGTTCTATATGCTCCAACACCGCGATTATAAACCTTCTCTAACATACCTAAAGTCACGCGCTTAGTCTTAGTGTCACCATAATCTTCATTATGATCTTCTACTTTCTTTTCTAATGCCTTGCGTGCCTTACCAGTAAGCTCTTTTTGTTCGCTGTCGTACTGTTGGTCTTGCTTTTCTAGCTCACGTTCTATCTCATTGCGTTTTTTAGTTGACCAAGAAAAACCTGCGTCACCACCCCATAACGCCCAAGCAATACGCCCTGCGCTGGGGTAACCGTCATCACCACGGTTAAATCCTTGTCCTTGCTTATCTACTTCATGGCGACTAAAGAAAGAGTACATACGCCTTACAGTGCTAACACTCAAGTTTTCTCGGTTAGTAAGTTGATTTGCCCGAGCGACACCCACCGCAGTGCCGCCCCTTTTAAACTTTTTTCGCCAATCTAAACCCCGCTGGGCTTCTGCCGCCATGCCGACTGTCGGTTTAAAGTCTATATCAGATAATGCTTTGACATCTTCTCCAGTTGCTTCAATGTATGCTTCATGTGTCTCGCATGGCATATAAATAATGTTGCCATCTTCATCATGGCTGTGCGTGCCGACACAACCAATTTCATCAGCCCTTTCTTGCGCTTCTTCTTCAGTAGTAAATACATCTTTTCTTATCTCTGCCTTCTCATCATCTTCTATATCTTCGTAAGCCTCTACCTCTGCCTCTGCTACTGGGTCATCTGGCTCACTGGTAGAGTCTCCTGTAAGTGGAAATAGGTTGCTACCAATGTATATATCATCGCCGCCATTGATAGGGTTCAGCCCGATAATTTCGCGTGCTTCGTTTCTGGTCATAATGCCAGCGGTTACAGCACTTGCAACATTTTCATAGGTCTTACGCTTGCGCTCTGCTAGGGCTGGTATGCCTTCTGTGTCATAACAAAACTCTAACTGCTCTCCAAACTGCGGTATCAACCACTCATTTAGGTCACTTTCAATAAGTTTTAAGTGCGGAATAATTGTTTCTTCATAGAGTGCTAACCTCGCCTCTGCAATATTGCTGTAAGTTTGACTATCTGGGACACCGACTAATTGACTAGGTACACCGAAACAAAGGGCTATGTCGGTCGCTGACATATGCTTCATGTTGAGAAAGTCCATGTCTTTCGGCGACATACCCATCTCACGCCAATCAAAATCACCCTCTAATAACATTGGTCTACCTGCGTTACCAGTGCCAGTAAAGCGATTATTGAGATCTGTTAGTAACTGTTGTCGTTGACTTTCGCTAAGATTGACAGCAAAACCGCCATCATCTTTTGGCTTAAATATCACTGCACCGCTAGGTCTTGCGCCGTTTTCCAGTAGATTGATGTTATGGGTACTGGCTAAGTTGTGCTGGTCTACTTCTACCGCCGCCGCACTTAATGGACTACAGCCATAATAGTCATCTAACGGATTCCATAACTTAATATGTTTTAAGTCACTAAATCCCGTTTCTTGATCAACAAAGTAGGTGTCTTGTATCCTGCCGTTAATCATATACTCATACCGATCTGGTATAGCGTTTTTACCCGCTTTAATCTCAACTCGGTCTGGTCTTAGTAAATGTAGCTCCCTAGGTTGTTGACCATTGCCAACCTTTAATATGTAAGCATTACCGCCTAGTAGAAGAAACCCAAACAGCGCATTAAAAAACTCAGAGTTGCTTTGCAGTGGGTTAGGTCTATTGATTAGGTCAATTAGTGGGTGATTTTCTAGTGTTACATCACCAGATTTAATCATGTAATTAACTGCTGATGCGCCTTTTGCAATCTCATTTACACACCTATAAACAATAGCATTTTTAAGGTATCCATCATTTGCTAGGTCTTTATAATCATAGCTCTTGCTTTCACCTGTGCCGACACCAAAGTATCCCACCATTGGGCTTGCGCTGGCTTTTTTGCTGTGTCTGCGCTTATCAATTCTACGTCTTAGTCCATCAAATATAGCCATTAGCTTATTCTCCAGTTTACGCTACCTTGAGATTTACTTATTTCAGATAACCCCCAGACTAACGCATCTAACCTATCTGGACTAGGTTTGCTTTGCCCAGTATAAGTACACATTTGATTCTCAAGCTCTGAGAATATCTTTATGTGACGGACTCGCCCTTGCTCGTATAGGGCTGACACTGGCTCTGCTCTTGCAATCTTGCCACGACTAGCCCTTACTGACCTGTATGGTATTTGACTGTCTATATTGCGTAACAATCGCTCCACTAGGTCACCACCGTTATTAACCTCGGCAACTATTCTATCAGCATTATATTCTTCAAAAGCTGAGATCGCTTTGTTGCCCCAAGCGTCTGGACTGTAACGCCCAGATAAATCATCTATAACATAATACTGATTATTATTGTCTTTGCCTACAACTACTATGCCT